CGGGCGTCGGCCGGTACAGCCTGCCAGCCAAACAGGCACGGCTCAGTGCCTGGCGATGTGCGAATGCCGGTCTTCTTGCCGTTCTCGTCGCGATCAATGCCGATGGTCTTCCAGTGAACCAGGCCGCCGTCACGCAGGTACGGGAAGACGATCAGCCGGCCCTGCTCAGCGATCTTGAACTTAGCAATCGTTTCAGCTTTGAGGCCGCGACCCTTCAGGTACGCCACAACTGGACTATCGGGCTTCGGCGTGGCGCACTTTGGGCGATCCGGCCGGGTGAACTCTTTCGCCTTAGGCGACTCAAGCCTTGGCTCGCTAACGCCCAAGTAGCTTTTGGCCTCACTTAGTGCGGTACGCATATCGCAACCACGAGTAGCGCGCCACAGGTCCAGCAGGTCGCCCGTCTCGCCTGTCGAGAAGTCGCACCAGACGCCGGCTTTGTCGCCCTTCAGGTGAACGCCGAGGCTCTGCCCCTTCTCGCCATTGGTGCTACCGACGCGCCATTCCGAGCCTTCACGCTTACCGGCCGGCAGCAGGTAGTGGCACACGTCGTTGACGCGATCAGCCAGGCGGCTTGCGATCTCGGATGGAGTCATGCCATCCCCCTGGACTTCAGGTAGGACCAGGCGTAGCCGGTTGCCGGATCGTGGGTTTCGGAGTTGCGGACTTCCCAGCGGTTCTCGATGGCGTTCCAGTACTCGAAGTCGCCCTTGCGGGTCAGCGGCGGGCAGGTGCGGGAATCACCCTTCACGACGCCGCCGGAGGCAGTGGTGCGCAGCGGGTGAACGTTCGAAGCCAGCGCCTCGCGCCAGTGTTCGTCCGGCCCGAGGAACGTGGCGGCCTGCTTCACGAACGACGTGCCGACGTTGCCCTTGGCCTGCATCTGGTCGGCGTAACGCTTGGCCGACAGGATCAGGTCTTCTGCCTTCACGCCAGAACGGAGGCGAGCATTCCAGGCCTTGTAGGCGCCCTTCTTGGAATTGCCGCCTTCACGCTTCGGGTACTCAGCCCAGAACTCTTCGAACTCAGCCGAGTAGGCGCTCGTGTCATCGGCAGATGGCACAAGAGCTTTTTGCTCTTGCTCTTCTTGGTTACTGGTTAGTGGTTCTTGGTTAGTGGTTAGGTGGCCATTCGTGCACGTTTCGTGCTCGTCTGGTGCACGCTTCGCTCTGCGCTTCGCCTCACGATCAAGAGCTATCTGCTTGTTTTTCTCAGACTTTTCATGGAACGACTCGATTTCATCAGCGATCCGCTGTTGCGTGTATTGCTCGCCTTCCAGCCCAGCACCAGTCGATAGCTTCATCCATTGTCGGGAAGCGTTCACGGTCGTAGCACGCATCCATCAGAAGCGTGTACGCACCGTGCTCAAGCATGGAAAGGCGACCGGCCTTCTTGTGGTAGTCACCGATGTTGCGCTTGAAGTAATGCATTACCGGCACTCCTCTTTCACGACAGGAGTGCGATCACGGCGAGCGATCTGCAGATGGGCGCAAAACACCTCGAGCTGGTCGCAGGTGATGCGCAGGTTTTGGATGGACTGCTGGCCGCTCTGCGAGATGACAAGCTCGTCACCTTCGAGAACGATCAGGTAGGAATTGCACTTAATCGGTTGGTTTGTCATAATCGACTCCAGTTTTAGCGCTGTTGAAGAACCCGGGCCGTCATCCCGGGTTTTTTATTGCCTGCAGTTCCGGGTACTGGATGAATCCACACCCTCCCCGCTTTTATTACCTGTCCTGATATCCGCCCCTAAGATGGGAACCATGGAAACCACGGACAGGGATGTCGCAATGAATCAGGTACTAGGCAGCGTGCTTCTTGGGCCGAGCGGGAACGGGACGGATCTCGTTCGCTTCAATGCGGCCGTCTGCATGGATGGTGATTTCGATGTTGCGGCCCGAGCGGACCATCTGAGACACGGCGCTCTGCTGGATGCCAAGAGCTTCAGCGAGCACGGTTTGGGTGCCGTGTGACTCGAGATACTGGGAGAGAGAGAGCTTTTTCATGGAAGGCCTACATAGAGTCTCGTGCAGTGATAGTAGCAGCGCTATTTTTTACCAGCAAGCGGAAACCACCAGCGGTGTTTGCAGTCGTATCAGCTCTGCTACTAAAGTTCACGCCATGAACGACCGCCGCCCATTGACCGAAGAAGAACGCGCTGAGAACCTGCGCCTGAAAGCGATTTTTGACGCCAGAAAAGCAGCAGCAAAGTCCACTGGACGAAAGCTGACACAGGCCGATGTCGCTGAGGAGTGCGGGTGGAGCGGACAAAGCGCTGTAAGCCAGTTCACGACTGGCCGCATACCGCTGAATCTGGAAGCGTTACTACGCCTCTCGAAGGTGCTGAAATTCAGCCCGGAAGAGGTAAGCCCCCGCCTTGCACGCCTTATAGGCTCTCTACCTACCGCGCAACCTGCAGCTGCAGATCAAGTGCTTGTTAACGCGTCCGTGTGGGATGACGAAACACCGCTGAGCGACGATGAAGTAGAGGTCCCATTCCTTCGGGAAGTCGAATTAGCAGCGGGAAGTGGTAGGACCGTGATCCAAGAAAGCAGTGATCTGAAGCTGAGGTTCGGTCGACAGACCTTGCGTCGGCATAATGTGCAGGCGGAGAACGCCGTCTGCGTAGTCATTAACGGCAACAGCATGGAGCCGCGTCTGCCCCACGGCTCAACAGTTAGCGTGGATCGGGGAGCAACCAACATTATTGACGGCAAGGTCTACGCCCTCAATCACGCTGGCCAGCTCAGGGTTAAACAGCTTTACCGCTTGCCAGGCGGCGGTATTCGCCTGCGCAGCTTCAACCGTGAAGAGCACGCCGACGAGGACTATAGCGCCGAGGAAGCCAGGGACCAGGAAATCGGCATCATTGGCCGCGTCTGGTGGGGCGCGATGTTCTTCTAGCCACACCACATATCAAAGAGGCCCCGCGAGTCGGGGCTTTTTTGTGCCCGCAATTCAGCGAGGCCGGCGCTGCAACCGCCTGTCTGGCGGACCCCCATCACAAAACTGAGGCGACGCGTGGTCTTTGAGAAAATATTTGTAAAAATAGTAGCAGCGCTGTTGACGCTAATTAATAGCAGCGCTATTGTTCACCCATCGAAGCGAAACATGCTCCGACAGACAAGCCGGACAACCGGAACGCAGCTAGCGCGAAGCAGCCCAGGTCCCCGCAAGGCGAAAGCATCAAGCGGGAACGAACCTGGAAATGAAAAGAAGGCGAAGACCTTCTGTTCTTTAAAGACAACCCCTGCCGCACTGCGCGGCGGGATGAGGAAACCACCTTGGAGACACAGAGATGGCCGACCAAGGCGAGATCAAGGCCGCTGAGCAGCGAGGGTACGCCAAGGGCTACGCCGCTGGCAGACGCCGCAAGGATGATTCGGAAGGCAGCAGCGCCGAGTTCTGGCAGCAGGCCTTCCTTACCGTGTTGCCAAGGCTGCTTAACGGGCACACATGGGAAATGGACGGCCGGAAGGTCGTCAGCATGGAAGACCGGGTTGAGCTGGCCCGGCGCGCAGCAAACGCAGCAGTAGCCGCCGCAGCAATGCAGAAGTAGCGGAATGCATTACTGGAGCGCCTTCACTCGAGGGCGCTCTGGAATGAAGACCCAAACCAAGGAGAACCACGATGGACACGATCCAAATTGATGGTTGGCAAGGACGCCTCGGCGAAGGCCTGGCACCGCGCCAGTTGCTGGCCGTTCTCTGGGCAGCAACAGACAAGACGGCAAAGGAAATCGCACGGCTGATGGACTGCAGCCACTACACCGTCAAGCAGCAGCTCGACGACGCCCGTTTCAAGCTGGGCAACCAGCGCACAACACGCGGCCTCTGCCTTGAAGCCATGCGCCGGGGAATCATCGCCCCGCTCGTGCTGGCGTTACTGGTAGGCGGAGAGCACGCACAGGTCCGCCCGATACGCCGGCCAGACGCCCCTAGGACGCAGCTAGTGGTCAGGGCTCAGCGTCTTGATGAGGCGCAACTGGCGGCATAGCGCGCAACGGAGAACGAACTGTCAAGGAATCCTTGGTAGTTCAAACGGAACATTCACTGATGCCGATTCGATGAGTCGGCATTGGGAATCAACCGGAGGTGAGTAAATGGAAGAGCAAGAACCAGTAAGCATGATCGACTACCTGTCGGGCGTGTCGATCTTCACCTGGCCAGAATATGCGGCCTATTGCGTCATGTACGACGCCGGCGCGCAGTTCTTCTCAGAAAACGACGAAGAAGTGGCGTTTATGCCGTTCTTTGAAATGGTCTATGAGACTAACGAAACCCTTCTTAAAGATGACGTGCTCAAGGCTCAGATCAAGCGCCTGACAGCGATTATCGAGCAAATCAACGAACAGCTACAGGACGCCTAACCGCCCCATCCGGGCACCCATCAGCACATAGGAGGATGAGATGAGCGAATTTACGCCGGGGCCCTGGCTCCGCGATGAGTATGGAAACGTGGTCGCGGCATCAGGTGATCGCGTTGCCTTCCGTTCGGTGACGACGGTCTGCTCTGGAACTGACGAGCGAATCGCTGAGGCCGAGGCAAACACAACCCTGATGTCGATGTCGCCTCAGCTGCTTCTCGCCCTTGAAGACGCTGAGGAGATCCTTCGTGGCGCGCTCGGTGAAGTCGCTTCGGTTAGATCCCGAGTAGATGCCTATG